TTTTTGTCACTTGTTGTTTCGCTGATTTGCTGGGCGATCACTGCGATAACTTTAGCAGTAGCCATCTCGCGGACAAATAAAGCACTAGGCGAAAAACAAGTGCCGTTGATGGGCATTATGGCGGCGTTCATTTTTGCCGCACAAATGTTGAACTTCCCGGTCGCGGGCGGTACGTCTGGTCACTTGTTGGGCGGCGCGCTTGCGGCGATCGTGCTCGGTCCGTGGGCGGGGATGCTCGTGATGACCGCGGTCATTGCTGTCCAAGCTTTGTTATTTCAAGACGGCGGTTTGCTCGTTATGGGCGCGAATATCTTGAACATGGGTTTGATCACCGCGCTGATCGGCTATGGGTTGTATCGAGGCGCTTTTAATTCAAGCCGCGGAACGAAGCTCGCTGTTGCCGGTTTCGCCGCATGGCTTTCTGTGATGGCGGGCGCGCTCGCAACTGCGCTTCAACTTTGGTTGAGCGGTACCAGTAATTTGCAAACGGTGACACTTGCGATGTTGGGTGTGCATGCCTTGATCGGAATCGGCGAAGCGTTGATCACAGTCGCAGCACTGGCGTTCACCCAGAACGAATTGCGCGCCAAGAGCCGCGATCTGGTACGCCGCAATGCCTGGGCAGCGGCAGGCGTTGAAGCCTTTGTCTCGAACGCCATCGGCACCGGCATCAAGCCGCAGAGCATGCTGGCCGATCAGCCCCTGCGCGAAGCGATCCACAGCCTGTGGTGGGACTGGTGCGAGGAGGCCGATGCCGCCGGACTGACCGATTTCTACGGCCTGCAGGCCTTGGCCTGTCGCGCCATGCTCGAAGGCGGGGAATGTCTGGTGCGGCTGCGCTATCGCCGCCCGGAGGATGGCCTGCCGGTGGGCCTACAACTGCAGTTGCTCGAACCCGAACACCTGCCAGCCACGCTGAATCAGGAGTTGGCTTCGGGAAACGTGATCCGTGCGGGCATCGAGTTCGACAAGCTCGGACGACGGGTGGCTTACCACCTGTATCGCTCGCACCCGGGTGATGGCTCACTGGCCCCGATGTCAGGCACAGGCGGCCTCGTGGGTGGTCTCGACACGGTGCGCGTTCCGGCCAACGAAATCATCCACCTGTTTCGCCCACTGCGGCCGGGACAGACCCGGGGTGAGCCGTGGCTGGCGCGCGCACTGGTCAAGCTCAACGAACTCGACCAATACGACGACGCCGAGCTCGTGCGCAAGAAAACCGCCGCGATGTTCGCGGGCTTCATCACGCGCCTGTCACCTGAAGACAACCTGATGGGTGAAGGCTTGCCGGATGCCAGCGGCGCGGCGATGGCCGGGTTGGAGCCTGGCACGATGCAGATTCTGGAGCCTGGCGAGGACGTGAAGTTCAGCCAGCCCGCCGATGTTGGCGCAAGCTACGCCGAATTCCTGCGCATGCAGTTCCGGGCGGTGGCAGCGGCGATGGGCATCACCTACGAGATGCTGACCGGCGACCTGACGCAAGTGAACTACTCGTCAATCCGGGCCGGGCTGCTGGAGTTTCGCCGCCGCTGTGAGGCCATCCAGCACGGCGTGATCGTCCACCAGCTGTGCCGCCCGATCTGGCGTGCCTGGATGGAGCAGGCGCTACTTGAAGGCGCGCTGGCGCTGCCGCAGTTCACCGAGAAGAAGCGCGACTACTTCGCGGCCAAATGGATTCCACAGGGTTGGCAGTGGGTCGATCCCAAGAAGGAATTCGACGCGATGCTGACCGCCATTCGCGCCGGGCTGCTGTCTCGCTCGGAAGCCATCTCGGCCTTCGGCTACGACGCCGAGGACATCGACCGCGAGATCGCCGCCGACAACCAGCGCGCCGATGCGCTCGGTCTGGTCTTTGACTCCGACCCGCGCCACGACAAAGCGCCCCAACCATCGACATTGGGCGCTCCCATGAATGCGGCCGCCACGGTGACCGTGCCGCAAGACCAACAGGACAACTGACATGCAACTCGTTCATCTGGCGTCTCGGATCGTTGGGACGCCGCTCCTCATTGCGCGTCCCAAACTCGACGTGATCCTCTCCGTGTTGGGTTCCCGCATCGGCCTGCCCGATCTGGACATGGCGATGCCGCTGCCCGTGCCGCGCCAGAACGCCACATCGGGTCAGGCGGGCATTGCCGTCATCCCGGTGGTCGGCACGCTGGTCAGACGTTCGATGGGTATCGAAGCCGCCTCTGGCCTGATGTCCTACGGCGAGATCGAAGCCCGACTGGACGCAGCGCTGGCCGACCCACAGGTGGCGGGCATCCTGCTCGATCTGGACTCGCCCGGCGGCGAGGCCTCGGGTGTGTTTGAGTTGGCCGAGCGCATCCGCGCTGCCAGCACCATCAAGCCGATCTGGGCGCACGCCAACGATGCCGCGTACTCGGCGGCTTTTGCCATCGCGGCTGCCTGCCAGCGCCTGACGCTGTCGCAGACCGCTGGCGTCGGTTCGATTGGCGTGATCGCGCTACACGTCGACCAGTCGGTGAAGGACGTCAAGGACGGCCTGAACTACACCGCTGTCTTCGCGGGCAGTCACAAGAACGATTTCTCCCCGCACGAGCCACTCACCCCCCAGGCCACCACCGCGTTGCAGACCGAGGTGGATCGCCTCTACGACATCTTCGTGAATCAGGTCGGACAGATGCGCGGAATCGATCCGGATGCCGTGCGCGCCACCGAGGCAGGGCTGTTCTACGGCGAGCAGGCGGTGGCAGTGGGCCTCGCCGACGCCGTGATGCCGTTTGATGCGGTGATGACCGAGTTCACCGAGGCGCTGGCGGCCAAGCAGCGGCTGGCGCAGCCCGGCGTGGCCCGCGCCTCGCCACGAAGCCTTTCCACGCAAGCCATCTCAAACCTGCCCCGAAGCAAACCTTTCACCCTGGAGAACACCATGACCGACCCCAAAGACGACCACGGCGATACCACCATTGATCCGACCGACACCGACTCGCAGAGCGATCAGCCGCAACCCAGCGGCGATCCACAACCGACGCCTGCGGCCCAAGCCGCACTGGCGCAGTCCAACGCCCGCGGGCGCGGCCAAGCACAGGCCATTGCAGAGATGTGCCTGATCGCGGGCCAGTCCCAACGCACGGCGGAATTCCTCGCAGCAGGCTTCTCGGAAGCGCAGGTGCGTCGCGCCTTGCTCGACGCCCGTGCCGACCAACCCGAAATCGCCTCGCGCATCACCGCCGAGGCAGGAACCAGCCAGCACCCGGAAAACAGTCCGGTGGTCGCTGCCGTCAAGAAACTCACCGCCAAGGAGTAAGCCATGCCCACTGTCTCTCAACCCAAGAATCTCGGCGACCTGTTGAAGTACGAAGCGCCGAATCTCTACTCGCGTGACCAGGACACCGTCGCGGCCGCGCAGAACCTGTCGCTGGGCACCGTGGTGGGCCGCGAAACGGCTACCGCCAAGCTCAAGGCCCTCGATCCGAGCGCCTCGGACGGCACGGAAACCGCCGTTGGCGTGCTCGGCAATGACGTCGATGCGACGCTGATCGACCGCGAGGACGCCATCCTGATCGCCCGTCACGCCATCGTCGCGCGCGGCGCATTGGTCTGGCCGACCGGTCTGACGGTTGCACAGAAGGCAACTGCCGTTGCCCAACTCACCGCCCTTGGGGTGCTGGTGCGCGACAGCGCCTGACTGCGTCCCGACGATCCATTTCACTCCCCCCAAAACCCGCCGCTGGCGGGTTTCGTCATTTCTGGAGACCCCAAATGCAGAACCCTTTTGAAAACCCCGGCTTCTCGATGGCCAGCCTGACGGCCGCCATCAACCTCCTGCCCAACCGCTATGGGCGGCTGGAGCAACTCAACCTGTTCCCGGCCAAGCCGGTGCGCACCCGGCAGATCATCGTCGAGGAGTACGCTGGTCGTCTGAACCTGCTGCCCACCCGCGCGCCCGGTTCGCCCGGCACGGTGGGTGAACGTGGCAAACGCAAGCTGCGTTCCTTCGTCATCCCGCACATCCCCCACGACGACGTGGTGCTGCCCGAGGAAGTGCAAGGACTGCGCGCCTTCGGTTCCGAAACCGAAATGGAAGCCATCGGCGGTGTCATGGCCCGCCATCTTGAGACCATGCGCAACAAGCACGCGATCACCCTGGAGCATCTGCGCATGGGCGCGCTCAAGGGCAAGATCCTCGACGCCGACGGCAGTGAACTCGTCGATTTGTTCGACGAGTTCGACATCACTGCGCAATCGGTGTCCTTCGAGTTTTCGACGGCGGCCGACAACGGGCAAATCAAGACTGCCTGCCTCGAGTTGCTGGGCCTCATGGAAGATGGGCTCACCGGCGAGTTCTCGACCGGCGTGCATGTGCTGTGCTCGACCGAGTTCTTCCGGGCGCTGACCACCCACAAGGAGGTCAAGACCGCCTACCAGAACTGGCAGCAGGGTGCAGTGCTGATCAACGACATGCGCTCGGGCTTCAGCTACAGCGGCATCACCTTCGAGGAATACCGTGGCCATGCGTCCTTTGTGCAGGCCGACGGCACGCTGGGGTCGCGCCGCTTCATTGCCGCAGGGGAAGCCCATGCCTTCCCGGTCGGCACGGTGGATACCTTCGCCACGTACTTCGCGTCAGCGGACTTCAACGAGACCGTGAACACCATCGGCCAGCCGCTGTATGCCAAGCAGGAGCCACGCAAGTTCGACCGGGGTACCGATCTGCACACGCAGTCGAACCCACTGCCGATGTGCCACCGCCCGGGCGTGCTGATCAAGCTCATTGCAGCCTGATGGATGTCGCGACGTTGTACGAGGCGGCCCGCAGCGCAGGACTGCTGACCGCCGTCACGGTGGCAGGCAGCACCGTGCACTGCGCCTTCCGTGCCCCGGACGAAACCGTGCTGGATGGTTTTGCGCTATCGCGGGACTACCAGATCGACTACCCGGCGTCCTGGCTGACGCTGACAGCCGGGGACACCGTCGAGGTGGCAGGCAACACCTATCAGGTGCGCGACGTGCGCGCTATCGGCGACGGCTCCGAGCGTCGCGCCTCGCTCTCCCAACTCTGAGGAAACAACATGCACAACCCCCACGCTCGCCTTGCTCGCTGCCCCCCGAGGGGGCGCAGTACGTTTGGGGCGGCCCGTCACGTACTGACATGAACTCCGTCCGCGAGCGCGTCTTGCGGGAGATCGTCAAGCGCCTGGCATCTGCGATTGCCCCGACACCGGTGCTGCGCATGCCTGCCGTGCCGGTCACCCGCGAGGCCAGTCCAGCGCTGCTGCTGTTCGTCGATGGCGACAGCATCACCGCCCACGCCAACCACCTGGTCGACCGGCAGCTGTCTGTCCGGCTCGCCGTGGTCGCACGCGGTGCGGATGCCTTCGACGTCGCCGACCGGGAGCTGGTCGCAGCCCACGCGGCAATGCTCGCCGACCCGAATCTGGGCGGTCTGGCCATCGCCGTGCGCGAGATCGACTGCGAATGGGAGTTCGACGACGCCGACGCCGGGGCCGTCGCGCTGCCCGCCCGCTACGAGATCCGCTACCGCACCCACGCCATTGATCTCACCCAAACAGGATGAACCCCTTATGCCAAATCTCTCCATCGAACTACTGAAACCCCATACCCACGCAGGCAAGCGCCTCGCCGTAGGTGATCGCCTTGATCTGAATGACGCCAGCGCCCGTTGGCTGATCGCACAAGGCACGGCCAAAGCGGCCAGCCCCGCCACTGATTCCAAACCCACCCGCCGTGATGCCACGTCCGGTGTTTCCACAACTGCAGCCACCCAAGGAGACTGAACATGGCTTACTTTTCCGGACAAGGCCGCGTCTACATCGGCGCACGTGATGAACTCGGCAACCCGGCCGGACTGACCTTCGTCGGCAACGTGCCCGAGCTGAAGGTGTCGCTGTCGGTGGATACCATCGAGCACCAGGAAGCGCAGTCGGGTCAGCGCCTGACCGACCTGCAGATCATCAAGACCAAGAAGGGCGAATTCGCCTGCACGCTGGAGGAACTGATCGCCACCAATCTGGCGCTCGCGCTCTACGGCACCACGACCACGATCACCCCCGGCACCGTGACCGGTGAACTGCTGCCCAACCCGGTCACGCCGGGCAGTCTGTACCCGCTGGCCATGCAGAACGTGTCCGCCGTGCAGATCCAGGACTCCGACGCCACGCCCAAGACGCTCCCGGCCAGCCAGTACAGCGTCAATGCCAAGCACGGCTCGCTGGTGGTGCTGGATGCCACGTCGGGCGGCCCGTACACCGAGCCGTTCACCGTCGATTACGCCTATGGCGCGGCGCAGAGCACGGCGATGTTCACCCAGCCGCTGCCCGAGCGCTGGATTCGCTTCGAGGGGCTCAACACCGCCGACGGCAACCGCGAGGTGGTGATCGACCTCTACCGCGTGGCCATCAACCCGGCCAAGGAACTCTCGATCATCACGGACGAGCTGCTCAAGTTCGAGCTGTCGGGCCAAGTGCTGGCGGATCTGACCAAGCCAGTCGGCGGTGATCTCGGCCAGTTCGG